GCTACCCACGCCTGATACAGTGTAATGCGTGGTTTTTGTCTTTACTGTTTCAGCACCAGTCGAGTCAGTACGAATGATAACCGTAATATCGTCATCATCGAATATCTTAAAATCATAAGGAAATTCGTCATCGCTACCATTGCCGTTGGCGCTTTTCCTGGTTGTGGTGCTGCTAACTGTCATTTCAAACTCCTAGAGTATATATACCTTATTTTGATAGTTTAAGAAAGGTTGTTAAAACCTGACCGCTGACGAAGACGGTGGTAGCCAGTAATCTTGGTTGTACTCTCTTTTTATGCGGCGTTCAGTTCTACGCATATATCCTGGGTCAGCCATCTCCATCAACCCGTAAAAACCAAGGTAATTAACAGCCTGCTCAGTCCAGAACAGATTGGCAAATGGCGTATTACTTTTTATAAACCGTAAGTAATCTTTTGAATCTGCCTTCATCCTAGCTGTTTTAGATATTAGCGCCAAACCATCACTAAGCGTTCCTATAGAGGGGCCAAGCACAGTTTCTTGGAAAGACTGACCGTACCTATTATACTCAGCAAAAAGAAAATCCCCATAAATACCAAGGCCACCGCCACGGACTAACGCATCAATCCAGGCCTGCCCACTTTTAGGGTCTTTTGGTTCTTTGCCGCGCAACAAGTCTTTTGCTGCGCCTGACAGATAACCGAGGCCAGTGGTCGCAACCACAAGAGAGGCAACTGCTGCGCCTCCTTTTAAGCCACCGCCATACGCATTGAATTGCGGTAATACTTGTTTAGTGAGTACAGTTACAGGAAACGACTTAAACTGCCCAGCAAATCTAACAAACTCACCTAATGGAGTTCCCTTCTGTGTACCTAAAGTCATCATGGCGCGTTCTCTATCACCAACAGTGACCACGCCTTCGTCTACAGAATCATTTATCAAGCCCATTAGCTTTGAACGTAAATCGTCTTTAAATCCTAGACGCATATCATCAGTCACATTTAAAGTTTTAAGGCTGTCTCTTATGATTGGGTCAATAACTTCTGCTGATAAATCGTTGATTGCGTCAGGTGTAACAAAGTTTTCCCCATCAGCCGCCATTGTTTCTAAGTGTCTAAAGGTAGACCATTCATCGGCAGTAAAGTTGTACAATTCTAAGGTTCTCTTTGTATTGGCTGGTAATTTATCAAAGTCCACATTTCTATAGTTAGCCAACTCATTAGAGAAAACAGCAGCCATTCCATTTTTATGGCCCTGCGTCCAGCCAGCCAACAAATTTAACTTGTAAAACACTTTCTGCATTTCAGAGATTACCCCTGGAAGGTCGCTTACGCTATCACCAGCAATAGCGTGAATTTCTCCTAAATGTTGGTCAGTGTATATTTTTAGGTGCTTAATAACTTGTTTGCGTTCTTTAGATGCAAATCTATTAAGCAATCCGTCTAAGGCATGTTTGTGTGAACCAGCAAAACCTTTGCTTGTTTTTCTGTTAATGGTAGCGCCTTTAAATGCTACGTCACCAAACGCAGATATAACAGCACCCCCCAACTTTGCCATACCTTGTATTGCCCTAGTTGTGTAGCCAATTTTAGCTAAACTAATTCTTGCTGGAATATCCAGCCCACCACTTACAATACCAAACTGTGCGTCTGCAAATTTGCGGGAAAGCTCATCAACAATCCCTTCCTTTGACGCAGCACGGTCTTGTATATCGTCCAGTATTTGCTGGTGCATTAGCTTTGGGTTTGGCCCTAGCTTCTCAAGTAAGGCTATGTTTCTGGCGTCGTATTCAAAACTTTTGTAAAGCCTTTCGTATAAACTTCCGCGCGAATATTTTTGCGCATACTCAAAAGCAGCCTTGCCATCTCTGAAGTGTATTTTCCTAGATGAGCTAAGTTTTTTAGCAATGTTTGCGGAAGAAGGCTTGCCTATCTGCGCCTCTGTAGTCTCGTCAGCAAAGTGGTGCCTGCCGGAAATAAACTCTTTATACTGCGTTTCCAGGTAGTCTTCGATGTCAGCCTTTGCTGTGGCCTTTGTAACGTCTAGGTTTTTGAATGTCCGATTCTGGTCAACCAGCTTTAAAAAGTCAGCCTTCCACTGGTCAAACCCAGCCCTGCGTATCATGTCTGAGTCATGGCTTTGGCGAACCAAAAAATCATCTCTGTCGCCAATATAAGCGCCAGCACGGTTTTTCCTTCCTAACCTAGCGTTGTTACTTTTGTCTATTGAATTAAATATTTCAGCAGCTTCTTTTGAAACCTTGCCATCGCTAACCATCTGACCTCGGTTATCAGGGGCTGTATAAGCGTACATAGTAATTTCTTCATCTAAGGTTCCGCGCCTAAACACATCCTCTAAGTGCGCACCTTTTTTATTTAAATCCAACTCAAAAGAAGCAGCGTAGTCTTTATGGATAGCACCTCTTAAAGTCGATACACTGTCACGCGAACCGACAGTCATTTTAGAATTTCCTGTTAGGTACGCATTGTAACCATCTATTTCATTAGCCGACTTACTGATTGCAGCGGTTATATTTGCCCTATGTTTAGCCCTTAGCAGCGCTTCTTTTTTGCTTTGCAGCGCAACAATACGCATTTCACGCACAGTTTCACGCGCAACATCAAATGCCCTATCTAAATCATTCTGCGACTTTGGAGACTTTTGTTTTAATTGGCGGTCAAAATACTTGACCATAGTTTCCGCTTCTTGATTACTAAGCTGCACACCTCTGTCTGTTGCTTGTTGCAGCATCAAGTTCATACATTTTTTGCTTGCCACTACCCTACCCCTTTATAACGCAGCTTGCGCCAGCAAACGCAATCTCGTCCATATTTTCTGAACGCTCAACAATAGAAGTCCAACCATCCAATTCTACCAACACATCATCGCCAATCATTTTGTTGTCAGCCATAGCCTTAACCTGTTCCTCAAGAGATTCAATTTCTTGGTTAAACCTAGCAATTTCTGCATCAGGCGTTGCAGTGCCGCGCTCATACGCCAGTGCTTCAAATTCTATTTCTTCTAAAGTAGGGGTATAGCTTTCTAAGCCAGAAATCTCTTGGTTAATAGAACGAACTCTAGCAACCTCTGCGTTCATTTCCTGTTCAGTAACACCTGGCCCCTTAGAAACCTCCAACTCTATAGCCTCGTCTGCTGTGATAGCGTTTTCAGCAATATTTATTTCATCAAACAATTCCTCGTCACTAAGGCCGCGTGGGTCTATCCCTAACTCAGCAACGCGTTCCTCTAAGTCTGAAGCCTCCCTCCAAGCTACGGCTTCGGCGTCAAAATCACTAAACCATTGTTTCGTTATCGCGTCTGTTTCAACAGCATTTACAAATTCATCTGGGTCAACTTCAGTATTATAAGTGTCGATTTTTGAAGGAAAAAAACCTTCCTCTTGCGCAGCTTTTTTCATGTCCTCTAGGTCAAGACCTTTGTTGTTTAGAACGCGAAAGCCAACTGTATCTAGCCTGTCAGCTAAATCTGAAACACCAATACTCTTAGGGTTTATGCCACCTTTATTTCTTATGAAGTTAGTCAAATTTGTTGTTGGCTTTTTCTTTGCCGCTGCTAGCGTTGGTGGTAAATCCTTGCCTTTACCTGGCACTTCTAAAGGCGGTTCGTCTGCTAATTGCAGCAGTCTGTTTGTTTTTATATCGACTTCTCGCTTATACTCAGTGCGTAGTGCGGGGTCAGTCTTTAACACTGCCTCTACACGAACAGGCTCACCGTTTGCAGTTTGTGCAATAGCAGACCTGTATGCTTGCACAACCGTTTCTGGCGTTGAGCGTGAAAACACATCTGTTAGCTTGCCGCCAACACCAGTAACCGTTCCACCAAGTATGCTTCCGGCAGTTACATTTATAAATGCGTCCATAAGGCCATAATCAGGGTCTTGTTCAAAATAAGAACCAGGCAAAGCTACGCCTGCTTCAAAAGCAAGCCCAGCCAACCCAGCCTCGCCAGCACCAGCAGCAACCCGACCCGCTGTAGCCCCATATTTTGCAGTAATACCAGACACAGCCCTTGCTGAAGCTGCCCGTGCAGGCGCGTACAAACCAACTGCCAGCGGTGCAGCAAAAGCTATGCCTACGTTTACAGGGTCAAAAATACTTCCGACTACGCTAGCGCCAAATCTTGCTGCACTTGTGCTAAAGTCTCTCTGCGCACGGGATAAGACTAAATCCCTTTCATACCTTCTGTCATGCGCCTCTGCTAAAGACCTAGCTACACTTTCGCGCACCCCTGTATTTGGGATGCTTAATCCATCTCTAAAATATTGGCTTTCATTGTATTCGTCTTTTGTAAGGACACGCTCATCATAAAATTGCCTAGAAATGGCACTGCCGACACTACTAAGTTTTTGCACACCAAATGATGTTGCACCAAAAAACTCAGCACTTAAAACATCTCCTGTGCTTGCTGGCGTGTACTGAAAGTAGTTATCCACATGCGACTTAGAAAAGTTCATTTGCGGGTAGTAAATATTCATCAAAATGTCTCAACATCAAAAGCGTCTATTTCAGCGCTAGGACGAATAGGTGCGGCAGATTTGCCTGCTTGAATCTTCGCCTGTTGCGCTGCTTGTATGCTAAGTATTTCAGACAGACTCTTAGAAATAGGCTCTGCCTCAGAATCAAATACCGCCCCGCCATTCCTGTCTACCAAAATAGCTTGAGAACCATCACTGCTAATAATCCACCCAAAACCAGTCTTAACTTCAGTTAGATATTGGTCTTTTTCCATGTCGTATGTTTTTTCAACTTTGGCGTATGGGCTAGACCTATAGTAAACATCATCAACACCCAATTTAGCTACAGCCAAGTTTAGCCTTTTCTCAATGAAGTCAGCATCATTCTGCAAGTATTTTGGGAGTCTTAGGCTTGTGCCTTTATTAGGAAAGGTGTCTATGTAAGAATATCTCTCATCAAATACCGTAGCCGCCTGGTCAATGTAGCCTTGGATATTAGTGGCATCCACTTTGTTGTCGCCACTTAAACTTTTGCCATCTTCTTGTATTAAAAATACAGCCAAATTGCTAATCATATCTATATGCTGTTGACGCGCATCCCTCATGCCCTGGGTATCGGCTGCGGCACTTCTTATGGAGTCACCTTGAAAGTCAACAAACAAACCGCCAAGCATAGAGTTCAAGTGTTTCTTTACTTCACCATTAGTGCGCACTTGTTCATTTAATAAGTCTCTGTTCTGGGGCGTCACGCTTATCTTGATGTTTCCAGGCTGTGCTGAACTAAGTAGTTGCTTGGACATAGGTGCGGCTGGTGCATTTGCTACATAATTAAGGGCTAACTTAAATTCACCCGCCCTTAACTGGCGCATTGCAGCCGCTTCAACCTCTGGCCTAACAGGGCTGTCTGGGTCTGAAGATATGCCGCCAACCGCCGCCAATGCCGCTGTGACATCCTCTGGGGTTTGGGCTTGGCTAATAGCGTTACTAAATGTATTGACTTCTGCTACAGTAAAAATTTTTATCTGGTTGCCTCTTAAACCCATTTCTGACTGTGCAGTTATTATCTGGTCTTTTGTCGGCCCCTTTGTTGGGTCAGACACATTTGGGAATTTACGCTTAAAGTTTTCTACAACATAACTGGCAGGGTCAGCAGCTATTAACTCTTTTCTGCGCGTCATAGCTTTGTCAAACATTGACACTTCAAGCTCACGCTGTCTTGCCAAATCAGTTCCAGCGGCAGCGCGTGATTGGCTAGAAAGTATATCTCTTTGGTCAGATATTTGTTTGGGAGAAGCGAAAGTTAAGTTATCGACCACATCAAAAGTAGTTGCAGCAACTGATGCTTGCAAATCTACATCATTTGCTAATTCATATTGACCAGTTTGGCGTAGTGCATTTGAAGCGGCTGCTGCTTTATCTGCACCCTTACCTGTGGTTCGGATAGATGCCAAAGCATTTTCAGCGTCAACTTTAGCTTGGGCTGTTAGCGGGCCTTTAAGGTAGCTGATGTGGCTCTCATAAAGATTAGCAATCTGCCCAATTTCAGCAGCGGTGCGGCCTTTGCCGCGGCCTTCACCTTTTAGTGTTCTTTCTTTTTCGCCTTCAAAATATGAAATGGATTTGTTTGTGTCTGTTGTTTCGGACAGTATTTCCCTTTTGTCTATCTCTAAATCAACACTTTCCCGTGTCCAACCTAAGTTCAGACCGTCAGAAGAACCATTGTCAATAATGTCTTGTATGCTTTTCATAGTCAAAGGACGCATGTTTGGATTAGTAACGGCCTCGTCTAACAGGAAACCTATTGCAGTTTCCGCTTGTTTTTTTCTGGTTGCCTGTTGTTCGGTAAAAACCTTAGACCGTCCAATAGACATTTTGCTATCTATAGATTTCACTAGATTATTTCTGACAAATCTTTTTTGGCTTTCCGTAAGGTCTGTCCTGGCGTTTACAGAGGCAACAGCATCTTTCTTAAATGCGCCAGCTTCAATATCAAACCCACTCACTGTGCTGCTTTTTGGGTTGTCTATTAAGGTCTGTGCTTTTGGTAGATACTCAGATATAGCTGCGTTTTTAGCTTCCTCTGATTGAGTCTTTTTTTCCATCATGCCAAACTGATAAGCAACATCGCCAACTTGCTTCCCAAAACTAGCCAATGCTTGCCCAGGCGCTTCAAGCCCAGCCCCTGCGCGTGGGCCAAGCGAACCCGATGCCATTTTTACTTGCTGTTCGTATACTGGAATCTTTGGCATTACTACCTCATGTGCCTATGGTTGCTGCTTGCGTACCGCCAGCCAACAGGGATTGATAAGAAGCCATTTTATAAGCAGATGACTTGGCTGCGCCTGTGGCGCGGGTCAATGCCGCCTCAGATGCTTTTGCTGTTTCTTCTATATCACCGGCATACTGTATTTTTAATGCGTCCATATTGGTATTGAAATATGAATCAGCGGCAGCTTGCAGTGCGCTTCCTGACATCTGTATACCAGAGGCAGCAGTCGCAACATTTGCAGATGCAATAATCCTTTCGGATTGGTCGCGCATATTTGCTTCTTCGTCAACTTTTGCGCGGCGTAGAATAATAGCTTCATTTTCTGCAACCTGTGCATTGAACTCAGCCGTAGCCTTGGCCTGTTTTGCTGCGGCCTGATTACCCTTGTAACCTAGAACACCACCAAGGATTGAACCGCCTTGTGCCATTGCTTCAGCAGACATTACACCACCCTTGCCATGCGGTAATAGTCG